AGATGATTTGGTCAAACGAATGTTAAAAGATATGGATATTAAATCGGCAATAGAATTGATGAATGAATCCGTCATTTCACGGGAATGGATGATTGAAACAGATGACATGGAATATAAGGAACAAGCGCTGGAAATACAGAAAAGATTTAACAATATGAATATGTCTAGAATTTTAAAAGACATGTTAAAGGCAGAGGTTAAGAAAAAAAGTATTTTTGAAATATCTTTTGAAAATATGGCCATAAAAGATTTGGTACTTTTACCAAATAAATATATCAGTTATGATAAAGAAGTAGGCTGGAAAATAAAAACAAGAGATTCTGAAATCATTCTTGAAAATGAAAATAACAGATTTTTAACATGTATAAATAATGGGTCTATTGAGAATGTACAGGGTGAAAGTGAGTTGGAGCCCCTTATTAAACCATTTTTAGCCAAAGAAAATTTAGAAAATAAAAAAATAAGGGGATTAACTCCCCTTTGAAATGAATTTATATAATCTCTATCTGCACTGCCTGAATTTCGTATCCTCTCCAGCCCGCATATCCATCTGCTCCGTCACCATAATCTGTGATCCAGCCGAGCCAGCCTTTACCTTTACAGTAAACCCTGTATCTTACCTGATGATCACCACCACCTGCTAGGTGCATTTGGATACCATCATACCTAGTTTTCTTGTTACCAGCCCAAGTTTCGCCGTATTTATCGGTTTCCTTGTCGGTCTGCCAAGACCAGTAGCTCTTGCTGCCAATAGGTCTAAGTCTATACATCAGCTTACCAACCTTGTCTGCGTTGCCAGCCGTATATGCTTGCAATGCCAGTAATGGCTGCCCTATGACTCCTGCATAGCCGTCAGTACCACTACCTATATTGGTAATCTCACCTTGCCACTTAGCAGCTCGCCATCTATTAGTTTTGGCATAGGCAGTATACTTGACATCAATCTTATCAGCACCCGACTCATCGTCTGACCCACCAGAAGAGTTATCGCCGCCTCTACCATCATCAACACTTGTTCCAAGTATGCCTTCAACTATAGCCTTAGCACACTGACTACCACTCCAAGCGTCATAATCAGCCTGCCTGTCAACGAAGCAACATTCAACAAGTATAGCCCTGGCATTGGTCTTATTAAGCACGTATAGCCTATCCGTTGTTTTACTTCCTCTATTCTTAAGCCCTAGCTTGTCAGAGATAGTTTCGCAGATTCTATCAGCTACTGCCTTAGTTCTGTTGTCGTACTGCCATACCTCAACACCTGTTCCGCCGCCTGCATTAAGATGAATAGACACATCAAGGTCTACGCTGTGTGCGTTGCACTTCTTGACTATGTTTCGAAGATTATCAGCCTGCGTTCTGCCGTCCTCGTCGGTGCAGTCGTATACAGTATGCCCCTCTCTTCTTAATAGCCTGATGACCTCATCTTTGACAATTCTATCCTCTTTTGTTTCGTCGAGATAGCCTCTCGCTCCCGTCACGTGCCAGTTATGCCCTGCGTGTACGTTATATGTTGTCACTATTCATCCTCCTTTGGTTTGTCGTAGCCTTTAGCCTGCTCGCTATCAGCAATCCCTTTTGTCGTAGGATCCACCACTATTCCAAGCAGTACAAGGACATTGATGGCTAGACCTGCCACCTTTAAAATCTCATCTGCCGAGATAGACGGAACTATCTTAAATAGTCCTAATGTCTGATAGATGAATGCTACCACCGCTGTTAGCAGTGCTATCAAGGTTGTCTTGTTCTTAAGTCTTAGTTTCCAGTTTATCATTTGTAGATCTCCTTCCTTAGCTGCAACTTGATTGCAGTCTTATACATCTGCTCTATTGAGCCGTTTCCGCCGAGGTCTTTATACGCCTTATACATTTTTGTCAAGTCTTCTAATACCTCAATAGTTATATAATTTTGAAAGAGTGCTTTTTGACACTCTCTCCGTATTCGATAACGCAATATAGATAATGTCCCATTGTTGTTGTGTTCCATTTGTTTTGAGATTTTTTTTATCTCGTCACATTGCTTTTGAAGCATTTCATACTGTTTTCTCGTTCCGTTTGCGAATGTAAACAAAGGTTTCAATGTTTTAACAACAAGCAAAACTGCAGTCACTATGACTAGTATCTTCCAGATCGAAATGTTTTGTAATAGTTTCATTACTTCTGATTGCATATAACCTCCTATATCAAGTACATTGCACGAAGTACCCAGTTCTGAGCTCCGTGTTTGTTGTTATCCTTATACCCTTTAACCCTGTCGGGGTATATATATAAGTACTTCTCAACTGCACCATCGCCCTTGTTCAGCCATATGTCATACCCCTTGCCTGGATGGTCTTCAATTTGCTTCTTGGGGATGGTTACCGTATGATAGTTACCGTCTACAACTTGTCCATTCACATATGGACAGAACACAAGACATAGCCCTGTTGGTGCTCCAAGCAGACCTCCGCCAAACGACCGTTCTTCGTCGCCGTTCATCATTGCCTGTCCTTCGTATACCTTCATCGGATATCTCTGAGCTTCGTCGAATACCTTTTTCAATAAGCCTACCGCCTTGCTAAGAGACGGAGCTACTATCATCGCAGCCCTAATGCTCTTAATTTGTAGACCTTGAAGCTCAACATAATAGAGTGGACTATCCACCCTTCTTGCTACGCCAATATCGCCTGTCTCGAACTGAGACGTATTAGCGAATGCAGTCCCTTGCGACGGAACGCCCTTTATTACTCTGAATCTCAAGCTCTCATTATTGTCGTACCCCTTCTCATAGTAGATCGATATTGTATCAATCCTATTTTTGCCCTGTTCGCCGTTATCGATATTGATAGTTGCGTGGTCGCCAACTTCAATGCAGCCTAACACTCCTTGCAGCGAGCAAATACCGCTTCTTATTCTTATTTCATTATTTGAAACAATCTCGGCTTTGAAGTTTTCGGTTTTTTCGTCGTTAATAATAATATTATCCTTACCGAAAATTCCTCTGTGCCACATTGCGTCCTGTGCAGGTGTTACGTGAGGTTCTCCTGTAACACCTGTTATTATCTTCATTTCTCCCATCACTCTCCGCCTTCCGTTTCTGATTTGTACTGAATTTTTCGATTGTCATTGTCATAACTGACAATCCTGTTTGTTATGTCTATCCTCGTGCCATCTGTGCTATTCTCGATAGTATCACCTACAACAGGTTCCTGTATTATGCTTGTAAGCTCTCCGTTGTCATCAATATCGACTATTGCTTTTGTTTTTTTTGCAAGTTCAACTATCTTCTCAAGCCCTCGCTTTGTGAGTTCTTCAAGGTCAGAACTTGTATCTTCATATATTTCTGCCACTTCATCAAGACCAAATAGCTCTTGTTTTTCAGTCACATTGCCTTTTTTCCCAATATAAAAATGTGCAACTGCTCTATCCTTCAGCTCGCCCTTGCCAAGACATATGAGGTGATTAACGCCATTATTCTTATCCATCGTCGTGAAATTCGCTATAACTTTAAATCTCCTATCATAGAAGTAACTATAATCAAAGCCTATCCCTACCGTTGCCTTTCCATCATCATTTCGCTTATAGCGAAGTTTCAAATATGTGCCTGTTGTTTCTGCTATCTTCTTCATTGCTTCAAGGACAGTGCAGTATCGAGGTAGTTGTATTTTTATAGATTCTATCGTTGGTCTAACCGCCCTATCTGATAAGTCATCAAATATAAACAACTCCTCAAGGTCAGTGTAATCCAGTAGAGAGTTCACTTCCACCGAGATTTCGCCGTTTATAATGTAGTAATCATCGCCACTGCGTGGCTCTACTATTCTTTTTTCGAGGATTCCAAGCCAAGTGTAGCCACTATATGTAATAGTCCTATTCCCTGTGCTTACTTTCTTCTCGCCGATTATCCCTCCACAATCTCCATGCTCTTCTGTTATTATCGAACCAAGCTCAACCGTTTGGGCTTTTTCATCAAAGCCAATAACAATCTCAAAGTCTTTTTTATCCGTCAAATCAAAGTCTGCCCTATCAAACTGTAAGAACCCCTGTTCTCTTCTCTCTGCGTCTGTATAGATTACCATGTCGGTTCACTCCTCTCCTCATGAATCGTAAGAGTAAAACCAAAAGCTCCGCTCCAGTCTATTTCCAAGTCATCAGCTTCAATCTTCCGGAAGATGTCACCAACTCTCTTATCGAACAGATTCGTTCCTCTGCCGTTTATATCTCGCTTCTCAACAATCTGTTCTCTACTGTCTATCGCAATATACTCTCCTTGCTCTGCCTTGCTTTCGACGGCGTAATTATGCCCGTTTATTCTAATTGACGGATTTACAGCGGTTCCATATATCTCAAATCTGAAATGTGATGGTGCGATGTGTTTTCTTTGCCACTTTTCAGAGCCTTTTTTGGTTTTGGCATAGTCGTAGTTGTAATCGTGGTTATAATCTAACCCTTGTGCCGAAGCTTCTTCATTTTTTAGAAATTCTTTTTTATTTTTCCTTATCCAGAAAGGGTAAGGTGCAAATACTTTGAATGTTCTCTCTGCTCCAAAATAGTCATCGGATGGTCTTGTAGATTGTTCTATAATAAAGCAATCTAGCTCCCAGTCATCCCAGTATAGCGTGCCAGGAACATTATTGATAACGCAGGCTTCTGTAATGTCGTGGAACTTATTCAGCTCTGCCCTTGCGTGCTCTGTAAATAGGATTTTAAGCTCGTAAAATAAGCTATCTTTTGAAAATCGCCCCACTCTTTCGCCATATTGCTCCTTGCTGCTATCGTAAGTCCAACTGTGAGTATGCAGGTTGCCATCTATTAACCTTGTATTATAATCATTGAAGTCTATATATCCTCCAATTCCACTATATCCAAATCTTATCAATTGATAACCACCCCGCTTTCCGCTATTGCTCTGCCGAACTTCCTTCCATCGATTGATATGCCCATATCGAGCTTGGTTATAGCTCTTGTCATAGCCTCTTCTATTGCCTGATAATTAAGATTAACATTGGTTGTATTGTTAGCATTGAGATTGTATCCCATTACTGCATTTAATTTGCCCATTTGCCCGCTTATTCCGAGAGGCTTCAAGCCTTGATTTACAAGCCTTTTGGCACTTCCTTGAGTGTTTTTAATCTCGCTCTCAATTCCCAAGCCGTACCCTTGCCCTGCGAACCGCCCTAATCTGAATGTTTTTTTAGATGGAGAGTGAGAATCTTGACTTCTCTTTATTTGCCTCATCACCTTGTCCACCAGATTCGCAGCAGCACCTACGGCTCTCCATCCTGAACTCTCGATTCCGCTAGCATAACCTTCTGCTGTAAACCGCCCTTGCATTCTTGCTTGACTTGCTCCATCTAAGTTCTCGGTTGTTAATCTTCTAAGTTCTGAGCTGGCTTCCGCAACCGACATTTTCCCGCTTGCTAAGCCGTTTTTAATTTTTTCTGGTATGTCAATACCTTTGCGTTGTGCTTCTTCAACCATTTGAGCAAACTCTGGGTCGCATAGTCTTTTTAACTCTTCAATTGATTGCGGCACTGCTAGCTTGTTACTAACAATAGCCTCTTGGAGTGCGTTAGGCACATCAATACCCGCCTGCCTTGCCTTTTGAACAAGGCTTAAAAATACTGTTGTGTTACCCATATTGTCGGCACTTTCCTTCGCTTCGTTGAAGTTTTTAGTTAGATCTGATAAGTCTTTTTTGAGGGTATTGACAACACCTTGTTGCTTCTGAATAGCTGCGTCGTTATTAAGACTAGTTCCCGCATTGGCTCGAATGACTTCAAGTTCTTTTTCAGCCTTTCTCACTTCGTCAAGTTTTTTTCTCATTTTTTCTTGATATTCAATTTGTTTTTTGAGATAAGCAGCATGTTGTTCTGCGTATGCCTTAACCCTTGCCTCTTCTTTGTATGCGTCAATTTTTTTCTTGATTGTGCCAATACTCTGATTTAGCTTGTCGTTCTCTTCATCGTAAGTTATATTTAATCCCTTTACCTTTTGATTCAGCTGTTTGACAATTTCGGACATTTCCATCTTCTGATAGCCAGTTTTGTCTTCAATTGCTGCTAATTCCTCTAGTCGTTGTTTTAAGAAGTCTATTTCTCCAGCTTCTGTTCTGTACGCCCCAAGCTTTTTTTCTTGTTCTTCATGGAACTTCTTCATCTCATTGCGTATCTTGTTCACTGATTGCCAGAATGCATACAGTGCGACTCCAGCTCCTGCTATCGCTCCTGCAACCGCTAGAGCAGGATGTGCCGATAGTGTGCCCCAGAGTTTCCCGATTGCTCCTTTGCCTGCTAGGGCGTTTGCTCGCATTGAGGCTAATCCCATAGCTAGGCTTGAAAACGCACCTGTTGTACCAGCTACAACCTTAGCTAAAGGATACAAGCTCGCAGTCCCCGCCAATCCAAGAGCGACCGCCGTTTTCATTCCTTGTGGCATTTTATTTAGTATATCAACAAAGCCCTTAAATGCCTTTGCCGCTGCTCTCATAGCAGGTCTGAGCCCTTCGCCTATTCCAATACCAAGCTCTTCTGCTGCACTCTTAAGCTGTGTCATATCGCCGTACAGGTTGTCCCTCATCTGCTCTGCCATTTCCTTTGCGGAGCCTGTGCTGTTGTCAATAGCACTAGCTAGCTTGTTGAAGTCTTCATCTGACGAGTTGATAACAGATAGCATACCCGCCATACCTTGCTTCCCTGCAATCATTGAGGCATACATAGCTTTGCTCTTCTCGTCAAGTCTTGAGAAGCCTTTTCTTGTGTCCGCCATAACTTCTCTAAAGGTCTTCATATGTCCTTTAGAGTCTGTCATAGATATGCCCAGTTTCTTCATCGCTGTGCGAACTTCTGCAGTTGGTTTTGCCATCCTGCTCATCCAAGAGCGAAGTGCCGTACCCGCAACGCTTGCCTTGATACCGCTATTAGCCATTAGACCTGTGGCAAGTGCCACGTCTTCCAGCTTGTAGCCTAATGCCCCTGCCACAGGTGCAGCCATTGCGAACGTTTCACCCATCATCGCAACGTTAGTGTTTGCATTAGTCGCAGTAGAAGCTAACACGTCGGCGAAACGTGAACTGTCTTTCGCTTTTAACCCGAACGCAGTCAATCCATCAGTTACAATATCTGACACATTGCCCAAATCTTCTGCAGAGGCACTAGCAAGATTCATAACGCCCTCTAAGCCGTCTATCATCTCGCCAGCCTTCCAGCCTGCCATACCCATATATTTCATTGCTTCTGCAGACTGAGTAGCGGAGAACTCTGTTTTAGCCCCCATCTCTCTTGCCTTAGCTTTCAGCTTCTCGAAGTCTTCTCCCGTTGCCTTTGAGATTGCTCGAACTTTCGACATTTCTTTTTCGAAATCCGCCGACACTTTCAAGCTAGCTCCAGCAAGCAGACCGCTCGCAATTGAAATTCCTCTAACTTTCTGTGCCGCTTCATTAGCTCTCTGGCTAATTGCCTTATACTTCGCCGACACCTGCCCAAGCCTGCTAGATTGTACAGCTACTAAGTGTTGCTGTGTTTGCAGTTTTTTAAGCTCATTTGCTGCAAACTCAATTTCTCTCTCTAGCTTCCTGTATTCTTCCGTATTTTTTGATACGTTAGGGTCTTTCATCGCCTTGTCTTGAGCTTGTTTCAGTGCCGATAATTTGTTTTTTGTCTGCTCTATTTGACCTGCTAAGACCTTTTGTTTTTGTCCAAGTGCGGTCATCGAACTTGGATTTACTTTCAAGAGTTTATTTATTTGCCCCAGCTCTTTTTTTAAGGGGGCAGTGGCAGTTCTCGCCTGTGCGAGTGCTTTTTGCAGTTTTGTTGTCTGTCCTCCTATTTCAACTGTAATGCCCTTTATATTTCCTGCCATTTAGAATTTGTCAAAATCGCCTTGTGTTGCGACTTTTACCCCTTTCTCATCTTCTCCGTCTTCGTTACTTTTACTTGTTATCATATCCAAGACCATTCCTATTGTGATATAGTCAAGGTCTTGCATAGATAGTCCTAGCTCTAAACACCGATTTAGCAATTTAGGGGTAGATACTCTCCCACCCCTATAGCTTATTTTTTTTTATCTTCCTCAATCGTGTAAACACTTGCAACCCAGCACTCTACCGCCACTACTTCCGCTTTCGCAAATTCCTTAACCGATATGGTTGAAAAGAACTCTTCTAATGTTCCTATCGTGTCATCTGATTGATAACACAATACATACGTTAGATTTTCGTACATTTCACTTTCGAGAGTTGCTCTCTGCACTTTGTCTTTAACTTTTTCTATAATCTCATTTTCAATAAGTATGTCTTTGTTTAGAAGCTTTCTATAAAGTCTTATTGTTCCAACCGTTACCTCGAAGTCATAAGTTTTTCCCCCTAGTTCAACCTTCATGCTGCCTCCTACATTTTCGCCGGCATAGTAACTGCCTTATACCAATTGTCGTATGTGTTCTTATCGCCGCCCTCGGTTGTTCTTGACTTAACAAGACCATTTACAAGAGGCGTAGCTTTAAGCGTTAATTTTTCTGTCTGGATGTCTGTATCCTCTTCTCTTGTTTTCCCGTCGATATCAGGTCTCGTTGCTATGCAGTTATATAGCACGTGTCTTGTTGCTTTCACGTCTCCATCAAACTCGAAGAGCAGTGCGAAATTTACAGTCTTTGCAAATGAGTTTTCGCTCATTACGCCTTTAGTGTCCTTCTCCTCTCCTAAGATGTCTGTCCTGAAGTCATCCGTTAGTTTCGCCACTTCTAAGTCGCCGTTGTAGCCCTTATTTGTTGTCACCGCAAAAAAAACTATATCATCTGCCCATCTGTCCTTAGTATTGCCCTCAGCCTTGATGTTGAGAGAAATAGCACCTGGTAACGGTTTTGGCGTCTCATAAGTTGGCAAACCGTCCACCCCTACTCCTTTAATTTTTGCATAGTGTACATTTTTCAAGCCGTACATTACTTTGTTTGTTCCATTTTCTGCCATTTTTTCTTTCCTTTCTCTAAATTTCTTCAAATTTATAAATTGTGACAAACATATTTTCATCATTGATATATTCACTCTCTTTTGTGAATGTTGTATTGCTGAGCAATTCTTCTATATATCCTTCGATTTCTTCTTCCTTGCAATCTGTGTAAAGCTCTAAGTGATTTTTTTGAGATCTCAGGTAAGCTTTGCAATCCGCATACAGAAATTTCTCAGATGAGAAATAAATGATAAAAGGTAGCATAACAGACTCCTCAAAGTGATGTTCTGCGTATTCGATATTGAATTTTGCTTTTATCTTTTTCAATATTTCTTCTATCATTTGATTTTTTCAACTCCTTTTTTTAAGTTTTCAAGGTATAGTGTTTTTGCGAATTTTTCTGCAGGTGCTATATGCACTATTGCCCTTGTTCTTCCGCCGTTCTTCTTCGCATGCCCGTATTCAAGCAGATGTGCAAGTCGGTAGTGCGGTTTTTTCAGTTTTACATAGGCTGAGTAACCAAGCCTTGCAACGTTGCCCCTTTTTACGCCCCAACTCCGAGCGTACTGCCCGCTGGTCTTTCTTTTTGATTTTGGCGACTTCTCTTTGAGGTATTTCGCCGTTTCAGTCGCAGTCTTGTTTACTGCTTTCACGTTTGCAAGATTGACCTCTCGATTGAAATCATCTAGTATCTTGCCAAGCTGTTTCTCAATTTCTTCAATCTTAACGACTGCCAATCTTAACACCGCCTTTCACAAGATTGAGCAGAATGTGAGGTGGTTGAGCGTCAAACTTGTACTGCATTGACGAAATAGCATAAGTCTCAAGTCCAATCTCTACATAATCAGTCTGGCTAACGTTAATCGGTAGAATTACCACGGCTTTTTCTAGTTTTTCGTTGAGAACCTTAGCCTCGTAATACTTCTTATTGCCAATGACCTTATTACCAAACCGTATATTGCTGAATTTCTTCTTACCTTTACGTCTCTCCTTGCCATCATAGATGTTCATTATCCCATCGTTGAACGTTTCGAACTCTCTATTCCTTATCCTTGGCATTTTTTACCCTCTCTAAGATATATAGTGTGTTTATCTCTTCTTTATAATCCTTGTAAAACTCGTGCAGTATTGCACTGTTCTCATACATCACGTGATTGAGAAGCAAGGTCTTAGCTTGAGTATCATTCTCAAAGTCTAAGCCTTGCCCGATAGAGCTTGAGAGGGAGGCTTTCCCTCTCTCTATCATTGAGCTTAGCTTGCTATCAAGCTCGCTATCTTCCCACGTAATATTTAAGTAATTCTTAACTTCGTTAAGTAACATCTAACCACCTACTTCTTAGCTGTAGTCTCTACCTGCCACATAAACGCCTTCACGCCAGATACGTCTAATGCAAGGAAGGAAGTATTATCCTTAGGGAGTCCATTAGCATATAGCTTAGTGATGTAGACCCTCTGATCTTCTATGAACTTAGCGTCGTCAGAGTACTCAATCTTTCCATCCTTGCTCATCCCTGCACCTAACATATAGTTAGAAGCGATACCTAGTACTGCAGTTCCTTCTGCAATTGCAGCGGTTGGTATTATCTCGGTTTCAACTGGGAATACGTCAGCATAGAACCCGCCGGTTGTTAATATCCTTACTGCAGGCAGGATTTTAGTGTAGTAATCGTTAGAGTTAACTACTAGCACCAAGTCTTTAACGTCTCTTGCGTTGCCTTTTTCGTCTTTTGCAAGTTTCGCAACAAGCTTGCCGACGGTCTCCATTGAAAAGTCTTTTACTGCTTCTTTAGATTTTTCAGGGTATACGCCGCCTGTTACAACTACTCCAGCACCGCACTGTCTAAGCATTCCAATTGGCTTATCCTTGCCGTCGCCGTTAATAATGCCGTCTTCTAATCCTGCCATTAGATATTCAGTTAGAAGTCCCCTAACATATTGGTCAATCCAAGAAGCTCCGAGGTCTAACATATCCTTTGAAACAGGCAAGAATGCTGTTAGCTTTAATAGTGTTACATCTACAGCCTTGAAGCCTGCTGCGACTTCTTCAACAATTGCAGTGTTCAACGCTCCCCATCTTGCCTTGCCAAGCTTCGTGTCGCTGAATATGAACCTTGTCTGCCCAGTCGTGTTTTGGAAATTGATTTTTGAAAGCAACGGGTGCTCTTTTTTCAGGTCGTCCAAAACACTCTCGATGATAGTCTGAGGCATAGTCTTATCAACATTAGTTAGTGCCATCTGTGGATTATCGGACTTCATAGCTTCAATTACCTTGTTATAGTAATCCTTTTCGTCTGATGTAAGTCTTCTGCAGCCTCTTTCCGCCAAGATTTCTTCATTAAGTTCTTCTTTAGCTTCTAACACTGCATTAGCGACCTTTTCGTCTACTTTCGCCATCATTTCTTCTTCAACTGTTGCAGCAAGGGCAGTGTACTGCTCTGCGAACTGCTCAGTATCATTATCATTGATAGCTTTAATCATTTTCGCCTTGATTTGTTCTTTCAATTTCTTATAATCTTTCATTCTTTCTTCCTTTCGTTTAAAAATTAAATAGGTTTAAAATCTTTTTTTCTTCGTTTTTCGGTGTTGCAGGTTCAGGCGTTGCAGGTTCTTCCTTTTGCTTAAGTTTGTTTTGAACCTTTTGCTTTGTTTCGTCATCTTCCTTGATGACCTTATCCGCAAAGCCCTTAGCGATAGCCTCATCTGATGTTATCCAATCTTCGTTATCTAGCATTTGTCTTATTTCGTCTTCTGATAATCCTGATTTCTCAACATAGATTTTTATCACTTCGCCGTTAATTTTCTCAAGGTCGTCTGCGGCTTTCCGCAGTTCCTCTGAGTCGCCTATTGTAAACATCCAGGCGTTATGTATCATCAATAGAGAGTTGCTGTACATATAGCGAATGTCTCCCGCTTGCATAATCACACTTGCGATACTACAAGCGAAACCTTGACAGTATGTATTAACTGTCGCTTTGTGATTTTTCAAGGTATTATATATAGCTAGTCCCTCTGATACTGCTCCACCATAACTATTGATATAGACATTGATTTCATTAACGTCTAATTCGGCGATTTCAGCCATCAAGCTGGTATTTGAGTATATATCTCCGAATATATACAAGTTAGCTGCTCTGTCCTTGACTGTAAGCTTGTAAAAGTCCATCAGTTTCCTCCTTTCTCAGAGTTTTCTAGGTCTGTAAATGTTGTATAGTTCTTAGTTATGAAGTGCTTGCTCGCCCAATCTTCGTCAAGTCGCTCAAGCTTGAACCTTTCTCTAATCTCGTTAATTGAACACACTCCGCTTGCAATCAGCTTGTCCACTGCTGTTGCACTCTTAATAATGTCAACATTAGTTATTCTCGAGGTACTTATCTTGAATGTGTTGCCGTATATGTATCCTGTTAGCCCTATTTTTTTTCTTATTAGCTCATCTTCAATGAGCTTCGCAATTGGCTCTATACAGTAGGTCAACAGGTCGTGTGTCATTTGTTCGGTATCTACAATGTCACCTTTAAGTAGTCCGACTGGAATGTTGAATGCCCTAGCTGTGAAGTCAAACACATCGTCAATCTGTGCTTTTATGTCTCTTGTGTTGGCGTCCGTTGCTCCCTTAACTGCTGTAAGTTCGTCGTAATTGAATCCGTCAAAAAGGGGAAGTACTGCGTTATCAGCCTCAAAGAAACTTCGCAAATCCTTGTTGTACAGCTTATCAACATTTTCGCTAAACTTAGGATTGCTGCTTGCCCTTGCCTCGATATTCAATACTGCTTTCCTCCCCTTACTTCTTCTGTATGAAGCTTCACTATATTGAATGATGTCAGAGTAGGTTTTACTTAGAGTGCTGACAAGTCCTGTAATGTTGTCATTATTGAGCTTGAAGTACAGCACGTCATTTTCTGAACATGTTTTTTTTGCGGTCTTATTATTGACAGTTATGTCTCTGTACTTACTTCCTTTTATTCCGTCTGTTTCTTTTGTAAAGCTGTCAGCTATGAAGTACTCGCCGTTAATGTCTACAATCAAGCATTCATTGTCTACAAGTAGTTTGCTTACCAGCTGCTTCTTGAACTCGCTCGCTGATTGATTGCGATTAGGCTCGTAGTTTAGCCTGTAATGGTCTTCGCCTTCTACTTTTTTGCCGTTTTCAAACTTCTGTATTTCGCATTTTGCAAACGCATTTGCAATTTTATTTTTCGCAGCTTGAAAAGCTAAAAGTTGAACGGCAAAATCTTTTTTCGCCACTTCTATCTGGTATAATTCATACTTGCCGTCATTAGGCTTTCTTATAAGCAAGTCCCTAAAAAATTCTATAAAGCCCATTTATCTCCTTCCTGCCTAGCAAGTAAAAACTGGCAAGGCTATATCTGTATGATCATATGTCTCTAATTCTTCTTCTATCGTCATACTTGCAACTAACGCCATAAATGGATCGGTCTTCCTTGACCTGCCCTCTATCTTGCCATACACAAAGTTGCCCATATCTTCTTGCAAGTTTTTGTTATGTCTGATTAGCTTAGTGTTATTAGTCGCCCACATTAGAACTCTATTGTTGTTCCAATGGAAATACCCATTACTAAAACAAGAGTCTATGACAGGTGCAGTTCGCATTATGTCTGATGGTCTTACCATTTTTAGATTTTTATCCTCTCTGCTGAATCCGACATCTCTCAACGCTTTAGACAACAATGAAAACCGAAAGTCGTCTATTGCAATCTTCTTGATTACATACCTAGTCTTAAGCTCTTGTATGTAGTCTGTGATGTAAGCTGGATGTATTTCATCGTCATCAACTAAGGTTATAAGTCCTAAGCTCGCCCATTCTCGATATGGTGCTTTTATTCTGTTAATATCAGCAGACCTTAGGCATAGCCAAGAGTGGTTTATGTCATATCGATTGTCTCCAATTCTGAAATGTGCATTAACACTGACTAGGTCTGTAGTCTTCGCATAATCAATCCCGACCGTACATTCTGAACCAGTTAGATCTGGAATTTCTTTGTTGCATTTCTCTAAATTCTCCCAAGCCGTTACTGCTAATTGTGATACATTCGCAGGCATGCACATTCTCTTAGTCATGAATGACTCATTGAAGTGCGGATTGTCTTTCCATTCTCTATATTCTTTCCTTACTTCTTCAAGTAAGGTTGGATTGTCTTCAATTGACGGATTAGCCTTTATCCAATTAACTTCGTTGTGCACTTCTTTTTTGTTATCTAGGCTATAGAGCAGGAACATCTTGCCATTATCATTCATTCCGCCGTGAAGTATTTCTTCGCCTTGTTTGATAAGGTCGTCAATTACACCCTCTCTTACTTCTCCTTGCGACGTGAAGTAAAGCCGTCTAGGATGTGCCACTTTGCCAAGTCCTGTCGTAAAAACAGTTATATTATCATAGTTCTCGTACTGATGAACCTCGTTGAACACTGCCATGCCTGAACGCATTCCGTCCCTGCCTTTTGGGTTATTCGTCCTGCCCTTGATAGTCGACTTAGTAGTCTTGCACCTTACCTGCTCTTTCGTCCAGCTGAAAAAGTGAATAATTGTTTTTAGATTTTTAGGCCGTTCAAAAGCCTCTATAATATCGAACACAGGACGCTTGGATTGCTCTTCATTGTTCGCACATATATCAACGTCATATCTATCGATCCCGTTGTACGGCGATGTTACGCATGTTGACATATATGCGATAGTTCCGTCTTTGCCCATTCCTCTTCCGCCAACTACTATCAAGTCCGACCATCTAGGTGTGTTCGTTTTCTTCCAGTACGTGCAAAGGAACAGTCCTATTAGGCACTTCTGCCAGTCGTACAGCTGGAAGTAGAAATACTTCTCAAGCGATAGATAGCTATCAAATTGTTTAACATCAACATATATGTCCTCCGCCTTGAAGCAGTTAAGAACATACTTAGCCCAAGCCTTTATGTTCCTGTTCGCTTTTACTTGTTCAGTCAATATGTCATCTATGTACTTACAGATGTTATAAGGTAATTTCTTCAATCACCTCACCACTTTCCGCCTTAATTCCCAACTCTTTCAGAATCTTAAGCATTTGAGCTGAGGTCTTGTTCAGCTGGTCAATACTGTCGTTCTTTTTAACACCTTTCTGTCCTCCGCCGTTGTCCCAAGAGACGACCACCCCTCTTTTTTTAATATCTGCTTGCAGTCCGTTCATTGTGTTGAACAGTTCCATATAATTGTCTACAAGTGACATAAACACAGGTATGTTGTTGCCTTTCTTCTCTAGTTGTTCGATTAGCGACCGCCTTAGAGTTGTCGCTGTTACTTTTTTCGCCATTGCTTCCTCCCTTATGCGAATTGTGTGTTTTTATGGATTGTCGAGACCCTCCCTCGGTTCCCAAGTCCGTTTTAAGCCTTGAAATTATCAGGCGGGGGGCTGTTCGGTTTCTTGTTCGGTTGTTCGTTTTTTTCTGTTCGGTTGTTCGGCTCTACCATCTCTCATCTGTTAGTTGTTCGGAATTACCGAACCTGTTGTGTTCGGCTTCGTGACAATCTCTGCATAGACTTATAAGGTTTCTCTGTGTTCGCCCGTTTGCTTCGACGTATATGTCTAACTGATACTGCGGAAACTTCCGCCGTTCCCATCTATGATGTACGGTAGTGGCTGGGGTAAGTATCCCCCGTGCCTTACAGTGTTGGCACTTATATTTATCTAGCCTTAACACTTCTAGCCTCTTCTTCTTCCATTCCTTTGATAGGTAGAACTTGTCTGCTTTCTTCATTATCTCCCCCGCTTCTCCCCCGAGATTTCAAGGGCAAAGCTCCTGCCTCGCCCTCTTACTCTCTTTAAGGTAAGTTATAAAAAGGAGGATTAAGTTAAGTATTGCTCCGTTGTCAAGTGTTTTTCCGAACAAATTTTCTTTTTCATGTTCTTTTTTAAATACATTGTTGAAGACAATAAAAAAAGGAGAACTGTTTACGTCCTCCAAAATCGTTCGCCTTTTATTTCTCTGCGTTCTCCTTTATGTCTTTAGTTATTAACCATTGTATATAGCCGCTCATCGTCCGCCCTTCGGCTTCTGCCCTGCGGTCAATCCCTTCTCTCAGGCTCTTAGTGACTAAGAGAGTTATTCTCTCTGTTTTCTTTTCTTTTGTCATCTCTCAATCTCCTTTCTAATTTCGTAAGAGTGATGAGCAAACTACCCATTACTACTACATTTATTATACTTGTAATTATTTCTAAAACTTTCATCTCTTCCTCCTTATATTTTCTCTTTTTCAGGGCAGTGTTGGGGGATTTCTCCCCCTGCCCTATTGACTTTTCAGCTGATTATTGCTATAATCGTGTTGATTAAGTTAATAATTGCTGTGGCGAGCCCGATTATGAGATTGCTTTACTTATTTTCACTGTTTCGAGCTCGTCTTTTTGTTTGCTCCTCTTTCGCATTTCGACCACCCCCTTCCCTTACTACTCTTATATTCTACCACAATGTTATCATTTTTGCAAGTATTTATTATAAATTTATTATAATATTTTTATATTTTTTTAATTTTAAAAAGGCGGTTTCTCCGCCGTTTTTATTTTTTCTTCAAATTTCCCTTGCTATCATAAAACCTATTATAAGTTATCCGAACGCCATCGCCATTCCTATAACCTAACCTTGTAGCTGTCTGTTCCCAAGTTAACCCCTGCACGAATCTATAATATAATATGTTCCTTAATTCTTTGCCATTCGCTCTGCTGATTATTCCTATAATCTTATGATTGACTCTATTATCTTTTGCTTCTGCTAGCTTTCTACAAGCCTGCTCTATCTCTGCTCTTTCGCTCATTTCCCCGCCTCCGCTTCTAGACTTCTGTTATCGATATATCATATATGTCTTTCATAAGTTTCTTTTTTATTTTATAAACATCCGTTCGTTTTCCCTTTACGTCTTCAACGACAAAGCCTCTCTTTCTGTCTGTGTATGTAAAATCTGCTATATACTTCATCGCCTTTATTTTTTCGCCATCTAGAGCTGTGTAGCTCTCAATAAGCGTGAAGCTATGCTGTAGCCTTAGATCCTGTATCTCGTGAGCCTTGAGGAGCAACAATAGCTCCTCAAATCTCTTAGCCTCCTTCTTGCTGTCGAACTTGAGATTGCCAACAGTAGTCTTAATGTTTTTGTATTTATTCGTTCGTTTTATCACTTTCTGCCTCTTTTTTCATTCTATCCTCTAACATCTGTACTTTTAGCATTAGCTCTATTATCTGACTTCTCCTTATCTCTTTTTCTGTAAGAATTTCTTTAGTGTTGTTGTCTATTTTCTTTACTTCTTGAATCATAGTGTAAGACACTACCGCCGCCATTACCGCCACTGCTAAAGCATACATTATTACCATTATTCCCATAATTTATATCCTTTCAAAATTTTCCTCTATCTGTCTTTTGTTCACCTTGATGATATCGCCAGTTCCATTGCCTGCTCGCAGCAGGTACTCAATTCCTGCTATATAATATCTCTTATTGTCTTCCTTAGCTCTTAATTGATGATTAACATCATAGTGCCCGTTTTGTTTTAGATACTTAGCGAGGTCGCTCTCGTCGCATTTTTTTAGTATTTCGTTCTCTCTCTCTAGCTTGAGAGCAAAGGCGATAACTTCCGCCTTTGTTGCTCTCTGTAATTTTGTTTTTGTTGATATCTTAATCATTTTATCACCTTAAAATGGCAGCTCTTCATCTAACTGCTCAAAGCCTGCTGGCAGGTCGTTATCTTCTTCTCTGTCCTTCCATTCTAAAAATTCCACTCTGTCGGCAATTACATCTGTAGTATAGACCTTGTTGCCGTCCTTATTTACATAACTTCCTGTCTGAATACGTCCTTGCACTGCAAGCTTCTTGCCCTTATCCGTGAATCTCTCAATCGCTTCGGCAGTTTTCCCAAATGCGATTATGTTTATAAAATCTGCACCCGCCTCTTTGTCTTTCGCTTTTTGCCTGTCTACTGCTAGGTTAAGTCTAGCAATTGCCAGCTGTGCCTCAGTGTATCTTATCTCTGGCTCTCTTGTTAATCTCCCAATTAAAACAACATTATTCATATCTTTGCTCCTTTACTTTGTTTCCCTGATTTCTGTTATAACTTCACAATTTCAGCTTGTCGACCTGTTTCTTTCTCCCATCTGCTAATTATGAGATTTATCCATTTCTCGTCGTATTCGACCATATAACAACATCTACCGGTTCTTTCGCAAGCAATAAGCGTACTACCTGAACCACCGAACATATCAAGTACTATTTCTCCCTCTCTTGATGAACTTAATATAGCTCTCTCGCAAACCGCAATTGGCTTCTGCGTCGGGTGTGGAACTCTCTCTTTGCTTCCGTGTGTTACTCTGTTCAGCTTCCATACATTGTTCATATTAGCATGAGTATTATTGAAATACGGTATCCTCTTCGCTCTTATCTTGTTATACTCTTTTTGTATTTCTTTGTATTCTTTTTTCATACCATCCCAATTTCGGTCGAAATTGGAGAAATGATGTTGCAAGGTCTCATAATAGTGCTGTGGAATTAGCTGCCACTGGGATTTGCTGAACCAGTGCGAGTACATTCCTACTCCACATATCTCTTTAACCTTTTTGGCTGTTAGCCCGCACTTCTTTGCTTCTCCTTGCAAGTATTCAAGCAGCGGCTCATAGCCTTTGTAAAAGTCTTCTGCGTTGTCTTTTTTCGGGTGGTATCCCTTTACAAGAAATAGGCACTTCTCGTCTGCTACAACGTATTGTGTCATCAAGTCACTGTTCTGACCTTTCCCGCTACCTTTATCCCAAGTTATCATGTTCTTGTAGGTTATTTCTCTACTCCTGATTTTCGGCTTTAGTATGTTGATGTAGATATCCATAATTCCAAGTTCTTTCCCCCAGCAGTACCAGCTACCATTACCCTTGAGGAAGTCGAAAGACAAAGGTATCCATTTCTTGTTGAACTCCAGAAGCTCATCGTCATTCACATTATCGCCTTTAATTTTCTTCCTCATTCCATATGGCGGATCTGTAAATACCATATCAGCTTCTCTGCCGTTCATCAGTGCCTCCAATGCCTCTCTTTTTGTGCTGTCGCCCTGCAATAGTCTATGTTTGCCCAGTTTATATAATCTCATTTTAAATCTTCCTCCTTTACAGTTCATCCTTAAGCCTGTTTAGGTACCATATCGCTTTTTCAATATCTTCCACAGCTTTCCCTTTGTGTTCATATCTCCATATATACTTCATCACATTACCCTTTAGATAATCTCGAAATCCATGTTGACTCATTGAAGCCTTAATTGCTTCAATGCATTCAATCCCACCTTGCCTGTAGTGAGCAGGGCTATTTACATTATCGTTCTTCATATTTGACCCCTTTTCTATTCCCTCTTCTAACTTTTCAATTCGTGAAACTAGATTCTTAATCTTAGTATTAGTGTATAGATTGATAAAATTGAATTTTCCCTCAATGTCGTCTACTTTCTCATGTATGACTATTGCATGAGAAATTGCAGCAGCTATAACCATACCAATTAAAATTAAGGTTTTAATATCCATCATGAAACTCCTTTCATTTTGTTATAAATTTTTTTGGCGATATATTTTACAACATTAACAGTAACAGCGTTACCCGCCTGTTTATAAAGTTGACTATAACTTGCCCCAGCACTCTTTGCTTTATCAAAAGCCCAATCTGGAAAACCTTGCAACCTCCAGCATTCTCTAGGTGTAAGTTTTCTAATTTTATGACTTGAGAGCACTACTCCTTGCTCATCACTTGTAAGGAGTGTGTTCGCCGTGTTTTTGCCGACTCTACCCCTCCTAGTCTTCGAGTTAGGATGTGAAAGATTAATGCTATCACCAACGTTAGCAATCGCATAACCTTGTTTTGTCGCCTCTTTAACTCTATATACGCCATTGCTTAATTTATCTTCGTTACTAGACCTAGATTCTCTAGTTGACTTGAAGGTAGAAAAAACTCCGCAGGTGCATTCTCCTCTAATATGTCCGACAATATACACTCTTTCTCTGTTTTGTGGCACTCCGAAATTTTTGCTGTTAAGCATAACCCATTCCGCATCGTACCCCAATTCTGAAATCGTGGCGAGGATCGTAGCAAATGTCTCCCCTTTTTTGTGAGATAGTAACCCCTTGACGTTTTCAAGAATAAAATAGCGTGGTTCGATTTGTTTAATTGCCCTTGCAATTTCAAAGAACATTGTTCCTCTAACATCTTCAAACCCCCTTCTAAGTCCTGAAATGCTAAAGGCTTGACATGGGAACCCTCCAACAATAATGTCAACACTTCCTCTAAGCTTTCTAAATTCTTCGTCTGTGATTTTTGTAATGTCTCCTCCACTAAATTCTCCTTTCGTGTTATGTATAGCGTTGTAACTTTGTTGTGCGAATTTATCATTCTCAATATGTCCAACGCACTTAAATCCAACACTTTCCATACCTAAGCTAAATCCGCCTATTCCAGCGAATACATCAAGGAATGTCATAGTATTATTCATCTATAAACCACTCCCACCTATTCCACGCACTCTGATATTTGTCTCATCAATCTACGTCTCGCTTTATCTGCTTCCCCCTCTGTCAGAATATCCGCAAACAGCAATCTAATTATTGCTTTCCTGCAATCGTCAAACTTCTGCCCCGCCATTTCGCTAATTTCGAAGCCTTGTTCTTCTACCTGTTCTTTAATGCTTCCATTCGCAACTCCGAATCCAATTTCTAATTCCCTTTTCATTTTATTCCTCCTTATAAACTGCAATTAACTTCTTTCCGAACCTCATTGCCTGCTCGTGGTTCTTAACGTATAAGTCTATTCTTTTGCCTTTGATTGTCTCCCCAGTATCTTCCGCTGTGTAGACCCTGTCTCCGAATCTTATCTTGCTGCCTAACGGTATCATTCTCGGATCGACTGCAATAGTTCTCCCTGCCTGCATTGGTCTTCCAAGTTTACCTGGTTGCCCAGTCCATTTGCCGTTACACTTACTACAAGAGCAATATGCCGTTACAGTGAATATGCCTAATGACTTTCATTTGCCTTTTTCTCCGTTTTTTTCTGTTTGTTTTTCTGTCTTTTTCAGCTTGTCAATGTCTTCCGATAGTTTCTTAATTTCAATCTTGTTCTTGCTCTCTAATGCCTTAACATCGCTCACTTCTCGCTCTATACTGATAAGCATTATCATCAATGAGAACAGTGCGATTATCAGTGCCACTATCGTTGCCCTTTCTCTGTTCACTTCTTCCTCCTAGCCTGCTAATTCTATTATCTTCTTGCCTAACAGTTCTGCTAGTTCTTTCTCATATTCTGCACCTCTGCTGTGCTTCCAGTTTTTCAGCAGTACTACCATATCTGCCTCTCTTAACATTGCTGATGTTATGTTAATAGCCTTGTTATAGTCGATGTTCTCGGGCAATACCGCAGGATTGAGTATCAAAATATTATCTCCTAGAAGTTCTTTAGCTTTCCATTCTGCCTTTATGAAATCTCTTTTGTAGTTCTCATTGCCCGTAATTTTCCCCGCCAAGTAAACCGTAAATTTGCCCATCATACCGCTCCTTTCAATCTCTGGTTCTCTATGCTTCCAATTTGGATGTTGAAATCCAGATTGGTTCGCTCATATAGCCTGCCTGCTATCGCCTCGTCAATCTTCTGCAATCTCTCGAACGGCAACTCCGTGCTTATCAGCGTAACCTTGTCGCTATTGTATCTATCGTTAATTATCAAGTATGCAAGATTGATATCTGCCTCCGTTACTGACCCCTTAAATAAGTCATCTATGTACAGCACTTCCGCTGTCTGTAACTGCCTAACTCGCTTGCTGTACTGCTCACCATTAGTCGCTAATGCTTTTATTTCGCTTGCTTCTTGCCTCCATTGCATGTATCTGACTGCTTTGCCTTGTCTTATCAACTCCCCACATATCCCCGTTGTTATGTGGGTCTTTCCTGTTCCAGTTCCGCCTGTTATAAGCCACCAACTCCCTGTCTTGTCATCTGTGAAGCGTTCAGCCTTAGCTTTTATGTTCTGCTTCGCTTGCGTATCAGCCTTGTAACTGCTAAATGTAAGCCGTTCTAACACTTTCGCAAGTCCGCTCTCTTCGATGTGTTTTTGAACTCTCGCCCTTGCTCGCTTTTGTTTCTCGCATTCGCATTCTGCGAAGTATTCCACGCCATCGACGATCTTACTTGTCCAGCCTGTATCCTTGCAGTATTGACATTTGCACTTTGCCATATTTACCTCCTTACACCACCGTAACCTTTACAGCATTGTCCTGTTTCGTCTCTCGCTTCTCTTTGCCGTCTCGTCTTATCCAGTTTAGCAATGTCGCATAGTGCGACTTATATCGCTTGCCTGTCTGTGCTAGATAGCTTGAGAGCTTCTCTATGTACTCCTCATAACAATAATCATAATCAGCTTTTAGTTTTTCAAGCTCTTCGCTTGTGAGCTTGACATTCTCGAACTCTCCTGCGTACGGGCGTATATATATATTATTCTTTACCTTCTTTACCTTCTTACTTTCTTTACATTCTTGAATGTTGTCATCCGTTTGTCGCTCGTTTGTCATCCGTTTGTCATTCGTTTGTCGCTCGTTTGTCATTTGCTTGTCGCTTTCGGTTAGTACGTCTTGGTATTTGCTGTAATTTTCAACAGTTATAACGGTAAATTTGCTTGTCGCTTTTTTTGTTATTTCCCCATTTTTCTCAAGCTTACTTAATGCAGTTCTGAACTGTCTTGGCGTAATTCCGATTTCTTTACTTGTTTCATTTATTCCTATTACCGCTTGTCCTCTTTTAATTTCTTCTCCTAGAAATTCGCCGCCCTCGTAGCTTGCAATAAGCAGAAGATGTAAGAATGTAACTTTTACGTTTATATTTGAATACCAGCCCCATTTTAGAATTTTGCGGTCGAGCTTAATCCAGCTTGAAGTGCTGTTATAACTCATTTTCGCACCTCCCAATTCGCCTTTAATTGCTTAATTTCAGCTGGTGTCATAGTCTCAATGCCTAATGTCTTACATTCTGCTACTATGCCATCTATTAGCCTTGCCATCTGCTCGCTATCATACACGCTACTGCCGTAGAGGCACTTCATGTTATGATATCCCTTTATGTTCCTACATTCACCCAAGTCTTCAACTAGCCAGCCTGTACCTTTGCCTTGCCATATCTGTTGCCATTTCTCCAGTTTTTCAGTCTTAACTGGGATTATCTCATATGCTCCCAGTTCGGCAATTAACTGCCTGTAGACTTCTTCTGCTGTCGCTTGTATCTTAACGGCTATCTTGTTCATCAATACCCAAGCGTATGCATTAGCGTCTAGCGACCTTTTACGCTTTATTTTCTCAATATTTAATTGCCATTTTTCGGCAATTTCTTCAGCATGTATACTTACTAGCTCGCTTAAGTGATGAGCTTCAAATTTCGGCAATATGGCGGTTATTCGTGGCTCTCCTGTCCACTCTTTGCTTATCTCTAATCTCTTAATCCTCATACTTCCTATACCTTAATTTTTCTTCGTTCCAATCAGGATAGTGGCTCAACAGGTACTCTCTTATTGCTTCCCCGATGTAGCGTCTTTGCTCTTTCGTTCCCCTGTCATAATTGTTATGACAGGTACGGCAAAGGGTTATAATATTCTCTTCTATCCCCAGTCCTCCATTCGCTCTGCTTATATAGTGAGCTTCGGGCAATCCTTGAGGGCTACCGCAGATAATACAACAAGTCCAGCCGTCAATAGTATCCCTCTCTGCCACTTTCTTTTTTACTTTTGGGCTAATCGCACAAGCTTTAGCCCTTTTACTTGAAACCTTTTTCATTCTTTCGGTAGGATAATCTTCACATACCCTGCCCTGCCTTTCTTCTTTACTCCTGCCTGGTAGAAGTTATATAGTTCTTCATTTTCAACCTTGAACTTGGCTTCATCAAACACCGACACTGTCTTATCTTCTCCGTCTGCAACTAGAGTTATCTGTGTACCGTTGTTAGTCGTCCACTTCTTAATGCCTCGCCTTTCCATTGCCGACTTAAGCTCTTGTTTGGCTTCTTTTAGCTGTTTTTCAAGGGCTTTCATCGATTTTAGTTCTTGCTCAAGGACTATGATTTTATCTGTGAACTGCACAAGCTCTGCAGGTTGAAGATCTTCTTCTGTTAAGAATGGATTGGCTTTAATTTTTTTAAGGTCATCTCTGAATGAATCAACTGCTCGGTTTATTCTATCTATCCACTCTCTCCAGCCGTCTATGTGTATAGGGTAAAGGTGCAGTCTTTTAGGATCGAATCCTGTGTCGAAGTCGTCAGGTCGCTCATACACTGCAAGCAGTCCGTGTTCAATGTTGTACATCGTAAGCCCGAATATTAGCTGTGCAAGATAAGCCTTGTACTCTTTTACACTCTCGTATACCTGCGAAGTTGTCTTTATTTCGAGCAACTGCCTGCCCGCAATATCGAAACCATCAGCGTGATATCTAAGATCATCTCTTATCGTCTTATCCTCGACGAACTCTGCCGGTGTTACCTCATTGATGTAATCCCTTATCGTTTCCTCCATAATATTGCCATACTCGGTGTACTCGTTTCCAGCGAAATCATTCTCCCGAATTTGAGCCTTTTCTTGTAGTAGCTCAAATCTGGTCTTGAATGGCGATAACTCCATTATTATCGGTATGTCTGAGCCGCCGATATACTTGTGTCTATCAACTGTTACATTCTGCATTTTTCTCCCCCTTTTCTACGGTTAATTCCTCGTATATTTCCTTGAACCTCTCTGCAGAGGTGGAGTTATTCAGCTTGTATTTTGTCGCTAGGTCTATGGCTGTTATCCCCTTGCTTTTCGCAAGGTCTAAAACCTTAGTTCTCCAGTCTGCCTTTTTTTTGTCTTCTGTCTTTTTAGTTGCTCCGCTTTGCTTTTTTTCTGCTTTTTGTTTCGTGTGTTGAAACTCGTCAATATCTGCGTCTTTAGTATCATCTATGAGGAACAGACCATTTAGTGCATACTTCCTTGCATAGCTTGAAGCTGTGCCTGTCATCTGACTTTCGTCCATTCCCTTCTTATTTTCGCTCTCTCTTGCATATGCAGAGGTGCTATGTTGCTCTTTACCATCGCTGATGGTCGCAGTCGCTCTGACATAGACCTTGTCTGCAATTGCAACTATATCATCTGATAATGTGAGTGTGCATTTCTCCTTTGCTAGTAAGGGCTTTACTGCTTCAAGTATGTCCTCGCAACTTCTATAATGAAACTTACCGAAGCCGTTATAATTGCTTTTTGGTGCTTTTAATTCTGACTGTATTTTTATCAATTTCTCCATAATCCCTCCTGTCCATCTAATTCTATGCTCTCAAGCCTTCTGGCAGTCTTAAGCATATCTCTTGCTCTTGACTTGTACTCCATCGCCAGCTCTTGACATTCTATCCTGCTTCCTATCCAGTATCCTTTCTTTGTACTGCTAGAAAGTACTGGATAACCTTGATTTCTTAACGCTCTAACGGTTCTTCTAAGGTCTCTATCACTTATATTTAGAACTCTGCAGAGTTTCTCTCTGCTTTGTGCCTCTCTTGTAAGCCTTGACAAGAGTCTCTCTTCTAAGCTATAATCAAGATGTAACTTTTGATTTTGGCACGGCTTCGGCTGTGTCTTTTTCATTTTCTGCCTCCTGTTTTTTTGTTTCTTTATTTGCAATGTCTGCCATCATCGTCATTAGCATTGATAATATTAACATCGCTGAATGTGGATCAATCTGCTCTTCTTGGAATGTCTCAGCTATACTTTTAAGCATTGCTATCTCTTTAAGCGTGAATTGGCTATGTAATTCTATCCCTTCTTTTATCATTACTTTGCTCCTTTCTTATTTGTCTCAGCTTCTTCAAAATTCGATATTAGCCCGTAGACCGCTAGACACATTAGTCCAGCTTCCAGGTAGCTAATTCCGCCCTTGTTAATTGATATAAATGTGTTGACTACTACTCCAACACAGAGTAGATTTGTTATGATTTTACTTATTTTCATTATTCCGCCTCTCTAAACTCACCGTTTTCCAACTTGTACCAAGTATCTGACTTTATTCTGTCTCCATCCACTTGTTCTGTTTTTACACATTTAAGTTTGAGGCGTCCGTCTTCCCAGCAGTGCTCCGCAAGAGTTATCCAGCTGTATTTAGCTGCTTTTGCCATTCCATTGATTCCGATATTCGCAACAGCGGAACCGTCACCACTGCTTGCTAGCTGGGAACCGTAGCCACTGCTTACTAGCTTGGAATAGTCACCACTGCTTACTAGCTTGGAATAGTCACCACTGCTTGCTAGCTTGGAACCGTTGCCGCTGCTTGCTAGCTTGGAACCGTAGCCACTGCTTGCTAGCTGGGAACCGTTGCCGCTGCTTACTAGCTGGGAACCGTTGCCGCTGCTTGCTAGCTGGGAATAGTTGCCTGAGCTTGCCAGCTGGGAGCGGTCTTTGCCATCAATCTTTCCAGTTCCTTCTTTAGATTTTTCGAAAAGAAATTCAAAGCCTGCTTTTATCATTTCACCCAAAGACACTTTTGCATTTATTTTTAGTTTTTTAGTGCAAAATTTTCTATTGTTTTCAGTTTTCCTGTTTTTACTATCTAAATCTTCCACTTCTGTCATCTCAACTATCTCGCCGTTATCATCTATAAGTGGATAATGGTCGAGGCAGTCGAGTGGATTTTCGCAGTAATGCATTCCGCACAGGCAGGCTTCTGCCCTGTCTTCTTCAAATACTTCTCCAATCTTATACTGCTTATTTCTACAAATAAGACCTTTGTTATATGCTTTATAACCTTTCATTTTTTCCTCCTTGTTTTAGCCACTCATCTAATCTGTTTTTGTTAATATAGTAAGTGTAGCGGCTTGATGTTTTAACTGCCATGCCAAACTCGCTGAATTTCCCCTGTTGCAATGCAACTCGTAGAAACTGTTCATTGCAGTTCAGCCGTCTGGCTGTCTCCTTAATTGTTAATCCCATAACTTCTCCTTTTTGTGATATAATCTCCCTAGAAAGGAGGTTATATACTATGTTTGATGATAAAGATTTGAAAGAAATAGCATTTAATGCTGCGGTAGAATTGACAATTGCTCAACTCTCAAACTCAGCACCAATGCGCCCTTGCAAGGAAGCAGGCAAAGAGATCGGTGACATGTTCAATTCAATCTATAGCTCGCTGTTGCAAAGTATTAAGCAAGTAAATTAGCTAAAATCCTTGCTATTTCAGGGGCAGTCTCAGATTCCTTCATTGTTTGATATTTTGAGGCTTCCTCTGTTATTTTTTTGAGATATTCAAATAGTATTTCAATCAGTTCTTCTCTTCTTTCAGCATTGCTCTTTTTATGCTCTGTCTTGTCTTCAACTTCTCCTATAAGCTCATCAAGGCTTATTGTTACCTTTTTCATATATTCTCCTTTCCGGCTTACTCTAATTTAATCGCATTTTTCATATTATATTTACGGTTTTATCGTAATCTAAGGGTAAAAAAATAATCTGATTATATTGTATCTGATATATCTCTTCTATTTTTCTTAGAGTTGGTATATCTGGATAACTTTTCCCTCTTTCATAGTTGCCTAGAGTGTCAACACTTATATTTAGAAGCTTTGAGGCTTCTAATTGAGTTAATCCTCGTAATTCTCTAATAGCTTTCAATGTCCACATATTTACCTCCTTTCGTTCGCTACTTTTACAGTATAATACGATTTAATCGTAATGTCAACGGTTAATTCGTATTTTTTAATTTTTTATTGATTTTTTTACGGGCATACCATATAATAGTATAAAAGGAGGCTGTATGAGTAATCTAGGAAACAAAGAAATAATATCGAAAAACATCAGACACTACATGGAATTATATGGTAAGAATAGAATGGAATTATGTCAGGCACTGGGCGTAAAGTATACAACGCTAACAGACTGGATAAATGGCAACTCTTATCCTAGAATAGACAAAATAGAATTGATGGCTAATTATTTCGGGGTTGGCAAGGCTGACCTTATAGAAGAAAGAGGAACTGTCAGAGATAGAGGATTTAAAATCCCTGTATTAGGTCAAGTTGCAGCAGGTATTCCTATTTCTGCTGTGGAAGATATACTAGATTATGAAGAGATACCTGCCACTTGGAAAACTCAAGGTGAGTTCTTCGCACTGAAAATCAAGGGCGACAGTATGGAACCTAGAATGATTAGTGGAGATGTTGTCATTGTAAGACAGCAATCGACCGCTGAAAGTGGCGATACCGTAGTGGTACTAGTTAATGGTGATTCTGCCACGTGCAAAAGACTAGAAAAGACAGACAGCGGGATTATGTTGGTGTCTACAAATATTAAATATCCACCATTATTTTTCACGCCCAAAGAGGTTGACAGCCTGCCAGTTACGATACTCGGCAAGGTTGTAGAATTAAGACAAAAGTATTAAAAATGTGATGAGAATAAGAGAGTTGAACGATAACACTATTTTATTTTAGGGAGGTTTATTATGACAGAAGAAATGAAGAACAAAGAAGTTGTTGAAAACGAAGAACTACGAAAGGGTAATGCGACAACAGAAGAGGAATTACTTTCTGAAATCAAGAAAATAAGGGAAGATGTCGGGACAATGAAGAGCATTA